CTACTTCATCAGCCAAGCCCTTTAGTTTTTTAGCCTGATTGAGTACCTGCGTTGCGCTATACTCCGCGCCTTCAGCTCCCCTCAAACTGGCTTTCTCGTCCATATCGAGATACAATTTCTGGGCATCAGCTAGTTCTTTTTGTTTTTTCTCAAGTTCAAACGCCAGACTAAGCCTCGTCCTATCCTCGTCCACAATCATATTGCTCTGAGAATAGAGTTTCTCTGCTATAGCTAGTTCTGCGAATCCTTCCGCATTTTTCTTCTGATGTGCAACCAGTCTTTCCTGAGCGGCCTTCTTGTTCTCTTCATGAAAACGCGCGAGCGAGATATTCAATAGGGTATCCGCGATGGTTGTAACTGCTCCGACGTTGCCTCCGACCTTGGCCACCTGATTCGCTATTTCTACAAAATTTAGGCGAATACGCTCCAACTGCTCTGCTTTGTCTTTATTGATTTCTTGCAGAGTAATACCGAGCGGTGTTTTATCACCCTTGCCCGAAGCGCCCGCCTTTTCAATAGCTAGGCGAAGAGCTTCAAAAGATGTAATACTTGTTTTTATTCCCTCTAATGCTTTCTCATTACGGCGAGTAAAATTATCATATAATATTTTTTCTAGTTCCTCCCGGCGGTTGAGGATTTCGTTATATCGCTGCCGAAGCCCTCTCTCCTTCTCAAGGGCCTGTAATCTTTCCTTTTCTTGCTCTCTAGTTAATTTATTGACATCGACAATTAGCCCTAAATCTAGCAGTTGCTCTTTTCTAGCTGCTGCTGCTCCTGCTTCAGTACGGAACAAAAAGTCAAGAGTAGCTACACTTTGAAGTGCAGCAAATTCCTCGACCGCTGATTGGGCATCTATATTTATAGCTAATAGGGCGTTCTTTGCTGTGTCGCTAACTACTCTTCCATATTTTTCGAACTCTTTTTGGCGAATGGCCATAATATCGGCCATCTTACCTAGAGCAAACTCTTCCGTCATGGTAATAGCGAAAGCGGCCTCAAGCAAAGCGCCTTTAACTCGACTGGTATAATTCTCGTAAGCAGCAGATGCGCGGTCCAAGCGCCCCTGCAAACTTGAGTAGGGATCTACATCTTTAACAAGTTCATTACCTTGAGAAAGTACCTCATTCAATACAGCGCGCTTTTTTAGTTCCGCATCCATCTTATCGACGGAAATGCCTTGTTTTTTGGCGAACTTATCGTAGGCCTCTGATAACTTAATCTGGAGCCCCAAGTTATCCAAAATTGCAGGGCTAAGGCGCGAAACACCACGCGCAAAAGAATCCATCATATATTGGATAGGCTGGCCTGTTCTTACTGCCAGCTTCTGCAACATCTCCATATTCTGCGCGAGATTATCGACGGGGATCTTGAAAGAAGACATCAGCGCGCCAGATTTGAGAATCTGCAGGTCACTAACCATGCCCTTAGTAGATTTTTGTGTCGCCTCTCGAATCTGTCCCCAGCCTTCTACTGATCTAGCCAACACTTTATCGAGATCAATTTCTTGTGCGGCAGTCCTCAGTCCCTCTATTGCTGATTCGATCTGCTGTCCAGCGATAAAAAACGCGGTGGAGTGTCGAATATAGGCACGCTCCATTGTCGTGAACACGTCTTTAGCGGAGCCTAGTTCCTTTTTCTGCTTGCTTGTTTTTTCTGTAGTTTCTTCTTGCTGTTGTCCTAGCTTATTTTGAGCCTGCAAAGCGTTTTGCAGAGAAGTATTGAGCCCAGCGTAGCTCTGCACAAGGCCCTTCATGGTATCGGCCTGCAGCTTCATCGCGTCCGTAATCTGCTTCAGTTCTCCCTCAAACTGATTGGAGAGCTGTACGGTCTTCTGCTGCTGAATGCCCAAGGAATCGAGCCGCTCGTCCAGCGATTTGATATAGCCGAAGACGCGGCCAAGCTGATTGGCCCAATTATATGTACCAGCTGTTAGCGGCTCTAAATGCTTCAAAAACCCTTCAGTAGATTTAACGAATTTGGATAGATCAGCTTTAGCCGCTTCTTGTAGGCCTTGGAAAACAGCAGAGATATTAGCAGCATCAACTCTATTAAACGCAGCAAGGCCTTTACCCAGGTCGGCAAATCCCTTGCCCATGTCCTGAGTATAGGCCCCGCTAAAATCTTTGGCTGCCTTGACAAGGCTATCCCAAGTATCCCGAGTTTGCTTCAAGGTTGCAGCGTGATCGACAAGTTGTTTGTCGTTTACGGTAACCTCAAGGTGTGCAGTGGCTCGGGCCATAATGGGCTACTCCTTGCTTCGCGATTTACTCGCTTCTGTCAACGCATTGTGCTTTTCATCCAGCTCCACGTCAATGCACTCAATGGCCTCGGCGTACTTAGCTGGTAGAGCCTCTGGCGGATACTGATATTCCAGTAGTCCCTTCTTGGCCCAGTTGTAGACGCTGAAATACGCACTAGCAGGCTGGATTGCTTTTCTAGGGCAGGTATTGAGCGTCAGAGGAGGAAGCGCGTTTCCTCGTTTGATGACATGCTGGCGGTTGTTAGGGAGCGGTGTATCGCACCCTAGAACTTTGCGTATATGCGCATCCGATTCCTTGCGCCCACCGCACGCCTCGCAACGAAGCTGCCGAATAGGCCATTCGGATTCCCAACACGCCAGCTTTATTAGTTTTTTTCGTCTTCGCTCAGGCGCGAGATAGTGAACAAGAAGGTCAGCATGGCCCCGACCAGCATCTCGTCCGCAAGGATGGCTTCCTTGAGTCCGACGGGCTCCGGGCTGCCAATGTCCCACTTGAGATGCTTGACCTGCAGGACACCATCGTCTGGAAGCTCGCCGCCGACCGTGGGGTGGTCGATACAGCCAACCAAGCAGTTCTGCAGCACGCTACGGCGCACAACGCCAAACCGCTCCACGATGTCTTGGGTATCAAGGGCGCTCAGCTTGGTCTCCTCGGAGTTCTCATCCGAGACCTCGCGCACTGACTCGAAGTAATCGCGCAGAATCGCGCGTTCCTGGCTCGTGAAGGGCCGTACATAGTAGTAGGCAGGCGCCTTGTCCTTGTCGAGTTCCAGAGGCCTCAAATCGGCGGTATTGAGGTACTTCTCATACCGCTCGCCGAGAGTATTGGAATCACCGCCGATTGCGTCATCGTCAAAGGCAATAAAGCGAGCGATAGTAGTTGCGTTAGAGCGAGCTTTGCGTGCCACCAGGGGCCTCCAAAAACAAAGGGGGACGGTGTTTCCACCGACCCCCATTCTATCGCATGCTCAGCGGATTGTCAAGGATTACACAACCCCGATAAGCCACTTGGTATCGATGTGCGTGCTGGTTCCAAAGCTGCCGTTGTCCCCAGTGTAGTTACCACATCCGAGGCGGATAGTCTGGTACATGATGGAGTCCATCTCCCCCTCACTACCCGGGTCCTCGAGCTGGTGGGCATTGGCCACGAAAGCGAACCAAGCGCCCTGGCGGGTATTGGTCGCGCTGGTACGAACGAAGTCCACATTGGGCTCCCAGTAGCAAAGCGACAGCGAGGCAAAGTTCTCGTTGCAGCAAAGGCCGAGGTAATCCTGCCAGTCCTGATTGTAGAGGGTCTCGAAGCTGACCTCAAACTCGCTCTTCTGCGAGCAGATGACCTCTGCGATACCGTCACTGGCAGTGCTGGCCTTGCGGCGAACATAGCCCGGCGTCCACTTGAGATTGAAGCTGGAAAGCTCCATGTTCTCTTTGCGATCCGCTGCGTCAACCACTCCGTCCGCATTCTCGTCCCAGGTAATCCAGAGCTTCGCGCCCTGGGTCACAGCGGGGCAGGGGAACGTGGTAACATACTCAGGCTCGTCGTCAATCGCGTCGGTGACATAGACATAGTCGCGGTAGATGAAGGAGAGCTTGATCATGGGGAGTTCGCCGACCTTCGACGTAATCTCCACACCGGAGCAGCGAGCGCCCGTGAACTTGATGCTGGCGTTGCTATCAGCACGCTGCAGGAGCATGGTGAAAGACTCGGAGACGCCCTCGAAACGCTTATCGAAAGCACCCTGGCAAGCGTAGTACACGTTCTCTGCCGCAACCGGAGTCGCCGTGAAGCCCCAATCAACGCCGTTGTAGGCGATGTCGGTGACTGCCGTGCTAGAGCCCACAGTGGTCGGACGGGCAATCTCAAAGTCCGTGCTAGAGCCCGGAGCCGGGATTGCGAGGACATGTCCTTCGTCGACGGTGCCAGTGGTGACAACAAAAGCCTTGCCGCTCGTCGAAGAAGCAATCGTGTCCGCCGTTCCGCCGCTCTGTCCGGTCTTATTGCCGAGCAGGAAGCCGCAGGCGCTACCAGCAAGCTGGAGCCACGGAGGAGGCTGAGTGCGGCCCGTGGCGCCAGTGGTGCCGAAGTCGGTCACGGGGCCATGGATGTGCATGGAGATGCTGAACTCGCCCGTGTCCTTGATGCCCTTGACCTTGCAGGTGTCATAGTCGTGCGTCGCATAAATCTGCGGCACATCGACAAGGGGCTGCTTGGGAAGGCCCGAGGGCTTCTCGGCCAGGCGAACAAACGCCCTGTAGGTGGAGTTGGGCACGAAGCGATAGGTCTCGCTGGTGCCATTTACGGTGGAAGCCGCGACAATGCCCGGGTCCACGCCGTAACTGGATTCGGGCATGAAATACAGCCCAATGTAATCTGATCTCTTTCCGTCAACCATTTGCGGCCTCCCGTGGTCAATAGACCTGTACTTTGAGACTCATCTGCAGCTCGTAGCGTTGGCTATCGAGCTTGATAACCTCGCTGGAATCCACCTCGACCTTCTCAAGGCAGAGACCTTCGCATTCACCATGGATATTGTCAAGTTTCTGGATGTAGAGCCCAATAAGGCTATCATCCGCCGCGATGATCATCTGGGTTTCATTATGGTTGTCTCCTGCGAAATATCCGATTCGCAAGAGCAATCTATGCGTCGCGCGGCGTTTAGTGCCTGCACCATTGGCGAAGGCTTGGTATTTGGCCGTGCCGAGATAATCAATCTCGACCATGCGATCCACTGACCCTTTGACCGCATTAGGGATGCGGATATTGTCAACCCGGGTGAAACCCTCGGCATGGAAGTCAGAGGCCGTGGGTGTCAATCCGCCTTCGCCCGTATCTGGGTCGCGGCAGATGGTGGCGTACAAGCGCCGGATGACACAATCAAGAGCCATTAGTCTCGCCCTTTAGACCGAGGGGGACGGCGGAACCATACCTGCCGCTTGTTCCCATACTGCTCAGTCGTATCCAAGTTGCCGTCCTGATTGAAGTCCACAGGGATTGCGAACTTGCCGAGGATGGATTGCTTCTTGGATTCCAGTGCATCAATGTAGTCGTCCGTCTGTCCGATATATCCGGGTGGCGCGGCCAGCCCTTGATATTGGGTCAGATTGATTAGGCATTGTAGCACGGCGGCATCCCGAAGGATAGTACTTCCGTCTGGGATGACGAGATTATGTCGAATGCCCATTGCGTCGAGGTCCCGGACGATGTCTTGCCAGGCCTGCTGAATGAGCATCTCTTTATCTTGGACTTTGGAGAGTTCATTATCCACGTCAGGGCGCAGACGACCTACATCCGTCCAAGTAGCGGGGCAGAACAGCACTTGCTTAACGACATCGTATACCTTGACGATGGTTCGGACAGTGCCTTCTACAGTGACCTTCCAGGTGGCTTTGACACGTCCAACGAACGTGCTAGAGACCGATGCCCAGTTGACGGTATAGGAGCAGCGAACGCCTTTGAGTGTGTCGCCGGTCTTGGTGGCATAATCAATGCCCTCGTCAAACCGAACCTCTGTGACCTCTCCACCAGCGGTATCAAACTCAGAGACTCGTGCCCACCGCTTACGTCCGCCTCGATTGAGGAGGAATCGTCGGCCCTCTGCCGTCAGGTCGCCAATGGTGCCTGCCGTTGCAGTAGGTGCCACAGTGCGCCAAGGCGAAGCCTTAGCAGGCAGAGTCAGCACAAGATTGTCGATCGTGGCAGCGACATCGGAGATGTTCGCGAAGCCGCCGCCGAGATCAGCCAGGCCGTTACCATCCAATTGGGTAATTGAGACGGTGCAGGCAGAAGGCTGGTCTGGAAGGGGCTCGTCGAGATACAAAGTCCCCCCTTGCCGATACAGCAAAACGTTGTATGTAGACAAGGCCCCCCTCCATGACCAGGGAATCTGAGCCCGACAACCGGGCCCAGATTCTGGTTAGCACACTAGGTGCCGACCGTTATTAGGCTCCAGCAGTACCCACGATACCACGCCAGCCGGTCGCCTTGACCGCGAGCTGCATCTTGCTGGTCCACACCCAGTTACGGGTGCCCTGCTCAATGTAGCCCGGGTAGAGCGTCGGACGGCGGGCGTAGATGACCTCAAGCGGAGTACGAGCAGAGTCGAGGATGAACGAGGCATCCGCGTCCTGCAGGTAGGGGTGCGTGAAGGTCTGAAGCCCGTAGACCGAGGTGATCGCGTTGACAGTGTTGTCGCCGCGATTGCTCGACACGTCGGTGGTGAACTGCGACTGGGTAAGACGCACGTTCGTACCCCAGGTCGACGGAGAGGTGATGAGGAGCGTCGGGCGGTACCGATTGATGAGAACGCCGTCCTCATTCGGGGTACGCTGCATAAGCTCGATCATCGCCTCAACGGTCGCCTCGGAGAGGTCAGCCGCCGTAGCGAGCTCGTTAGAGGCCGTGCCACCACCAGCCAGCGGATGGTCGGTAGCGCAAAGCTCCTTGGCATCGTAAAGGGTGGGGTAGCTGGAATTGAACGCACGATTGAGGAGATTCGCCACCATGACGACCTTCGTGTGGTTATACACGTCGACCATCATCGAGGGATACTCATTCCAACCGCCACGACCGAAGTCGCGCATCTCTTCCGTCACCTTCATACCGAACTGGTAGATGTCGGTGGTGATTTCAACCGACTTACCCTCGTTCGGGCTGATGTAGGTAAACGGCTGGCCTTCGCCCGCGATAGGGGCGGTAGCCGTACCGAGATAACGCTCCGCATAGCGGTCATGGTCGCGGCCCTGAAGGTCGCGCTCACGAACGAGCGGGGCAACTTCGTTCTCAGCAACAGCCCACTCGGTCATAAAGATCGAGAGGAAACGCTCGTCCGTCTCGCGGAAGAGCTGCATCAAACTAGCAACTGCCATGGTCCTTTTCCTCCTTCAAGCAGGTTGCCCCGCTAGGATTTAATTAGTTAGCCTTCTGGTGAAGAGCGAACTTGCAGCGGATCTTCTTCTTATCATTCCACGGGGGAACAAAGTTACCCGCGAGAGAAGAACCGTAGATGGTCTCGCCGTCGAGAAGAGGGTCGAAGTTGGTGTTCACTGCCAGCACTTTGAGCACGTTGGTGGTCGTGGCCCCAAGATTGGCGAGGAACACACCGCCAGTGACGATGAGGTCGTGAGTCTCACCGACGGCGGTCTGAATGGCCTCAGCGACGTCATCTGCGAGAATCTCGAACTCAAGGTCGGGATCATCGAAGACAACGACAGCCTGACCAAGCGTAGACGACGTGATCTTCTCTGCACAGATACCAAGAAGGCTCGCGGACGAAGCCGTGGCCAGCTCGACGTAGCCTGCCGAGTTGAGAAGAACGGGATCGCCAACATCAATGGTCTGCGAGGCCGCGAGGTAGTAACGCTGGGTGCGCGTATGATTGCTAACGGGCTTGAGATCCGGCATGGATCAACCTCCTCTTAGGCCCCGCAGGGCCGGGTTAGTCGGGAGTGATAGGCTCCCGAGTATAGTTCGCCTTGGCCTGCCCAGTGACGCGCTCGATCGCGCCCTGAACACCGCCCTGCTGCCAGGGCTTATTGAGATTATCAGGAATGTCTGCTCGCTTGGCATCTTGCTGCCTTGCGAGGGCTTCGAGTACATTTCGACGATGTTCAGCCGCTTCCTGCTCGCGGAGCATAAGCGTTAGGCCACCGAAGTTGCGTCGCGGAAGTTCGGTATCCCACTCATCTGGGAACATATATCCCTGCGCGCGCATCATGCTGATTCGGGCGTCGTCGTTCGCGACAAAACGCGCACTGAGCTGTCCGCCAGCGGTGTAGTCCACTCCGTAGTTCTTGATGTTGAAGAGCTGTGCCTTGCCGTCAAGGAAGGTAGGATTGAACGCGCGGCTCTTGGCCTTCTCAGCGATTCGCTCCTGCAGGCTCTTCTTCTTTTCTCCGCTCTTACCCTCGACCATAGTCTACCTCGTTTTGCTTGCGAATTTTGCGAGCTTCCAACAGATTCTTCAGGAAGGTTGCTTGCTTAGCCTTGTCCTTGGGATATCGGTCTTCCGCGAGGCGTTTATCTGCCTCCGAGACCTCATCAGCCGCTCTATTCGAACGCTGAGACCCAGAGTTAGGGGCGGTAGGCGCAGTCGGTCTAGGCGCTTCTGGTGCTTCGACTTTCTGGTCTCCCTTAAAGAATCGACCAAACTTCTTGCTCGTCTTCATGCGTCCAACGAAGTCTTCAAAGGCTTCATCTTCTGCGTTGAAGTTCTTGATGATCAACGAACCGAAGTCGGGGTCGTCGAGGCCGTTGGCAATGAGCTTATTGATGAGGCGTTCCTGCTCCAACTCGGTACGAGCGGCAGCGAGGTTCTCCTGGTGCTGCTTGAGCTGCAGAGCAAGGTCCTCTTTCTCGGCCTTGATGCGCTCTTCAGCAGACATCTTTTCGCGCTCGGCATTCTTCTTGAAATCTTCAAGTTCCTGCGCCTTCTTCTGAAGGTCTGCAAGAGCCTTAGCCATGCGCGCAGCTTCTGCTTTGGCTTTCTTTACATCGTCGGTATTGGGCTTTTCAACGGTTTCAGACGGGGCAGTATTCTGCGTCGCCGTCTCGGACTGCTCGTCCTGTGCGGGCTCACTCATTCTCACTCCTACTCTGTTTGATGACCCGGCAGAGAGACCGGGATGGAGGTGCTACTTATGGTAGCGCGTCTACTTTACCAAGAAATATAAAAAGAGTCAAGCCCTTTCTTCTGTCCAGATTTGCCGGAGTGCTAACTCGATATATTCTTGTCCAAACCTATTGAGTTCTATAGAGTTTAAGTCGAGCATGTCCTCGCGACCGTTCTCAATCGCCTCGTCTGCTGCCATGACGTTGAGAGAATCAGAAAAGCCGAAACGCAGAGGTCCGTCTGGCTCCTGTGTCGCTTTCATCCAGTCGCGCCAGGCTGCTCCCTTGTTAGAGAAGACAAACTTGTTGGAGATAAGGCCTGCCTCGTCACGATATTGCTTGTACCCGCCTTTGTGAAAACTTGCCCACCCTCGTGCTGGTTTCTGCATGGGCTTTTGTCCGGCATCTGGTTTGTGTATCCGCAAAGGCTTAGTCGAATATCCTTTGAGCTTGCCATTCGCACCCTGGCCTCGCACGTTAACCCGTTCCATAATATATTCTTTGATTTGTTGTGCGATCTCCTTCCGGATCTTCATCCGGTCGAGCTTCTTGCGTCCGTATGTAGCAGAACCTGTGACCTTGATAGTCATGATTCAATCCTTAGTCCAGCTTGCTGGACATAGTCCTCGCTGACCGGCCACCATACATGTCGACAGCCGTATCCCCCGCAAAGGATGCTGACGTTAGGCGGAACATACTTGTGCAAGTCTGGATGCTCATTCAGCTTTTCAATGCCACTAGGCGTGAAAGCCACCTTGCGCCGAACAATATCCGCGCAGAATTTTCTGTTGCGGCTATCTGCCGGGCCTACATAAAGCCACAGATTATCTCGAGTCTCTCCCACATCCCGAATGGCAGTGCGGTCAAAAAGGGACACAATCGTGTCCATCGATTTAACCAGGTCTGCCATTTCTTGTTCAATGATCGTGCGAATACCATCAGCAAGCTCTCGTCCACGAACCCCAGCAATAACGGTCTCTTGGGTCTTGGCATTGATAGCTGCTGCCGCAATACCTATATTCGCTTCAGCCATGAGCATGGCTTTACGACGATAGGTACGAGCGAGTTCATCATCTCCAAACTGCTCGGCAATCTTAAGGCTACGAGAAGCCATGAACGTATTCAAACGCCTCAGTTCTGGCGCTAGTGCGATAGCTACCGCAGCGGCCCAGAACATGAGGTCAGAACGGCTCAGGTTATCTTCCTCGACCTGCGTCAAGATACTATCGGACATGTCCTCAACGCGCCCCTGCATGTCTTCCAGGAACGCATCCAGGTCAGTGCTAAGCTCGTTGAGAAACTCGTCCATTAGTTACCGCCGATGGTGATATTACCCGTGCCGCTCGTGGTGTTTCCGCCCGTCTTGCTGCGGTCGCGTTCATTGACCATAGGGCGATTGCCGTTCTGTCCAATGCGCGGCGTCGTCTCTTTGAGCAAAGAGGTAGGCTCCGGCTTGTCTTGCTTATTCTGCTCTTGAATCTGCTTGAGAATCTCAGTGGCCCGCTGAATTGGAACACGTCGATTGGAGGCAATGACGTCTGCGCGCGTGATAAGATCATTACGCAGATACATATCGATGACTGTAGCTTCCGTAAGCGGGTCAACGCTGAGGTCCACTTCGCCGAACTGTACAAGCATCTCAATGTCCACCCCATTAGGGCGCGGGTATCGATCGGGCACTGCGAGAGCTTGTCCCGGATGGAACGCATTCCAAACGATGATGCTAATCCAGAAGCTCTCACGCTCGTAGACGTTCCACTTGGGGAACTCTTGATTACGGCGCTCGACGAGGGCCGTGCGTGCTTGCATGCGCGAGACACCAGACTGCACCTTGGTCTCTGGGTCGACGAGCTCAGGGTCGATAGAGTGCAAGCGAGCGAAGGTGCGCATAATCCGCGTGTCCGCGCCGACAACCTCTCCGATAGGGGCCGCAGGGTGTGCGAACTGGAATGAGGTATCTGGATTGCGATAGACCTGCGGAGCCCCAGGGCTATAGGGCTGACTCTCGACCTCTTCAAGGTCTGCACCAGTGATAACAGGAACGGCGAAGTTCTGATACTCAATGGTGTGTGCAGCGCCCGTCAGCATGCGGTCGATGACCTGATTCTGATTGACGAGAATGTCGCTACCAGGCTCATGCACGCGCGTGACCGTAGGATTATCGTGCACCACCAAGATTGGCTTGACAGGGCGCCCGCGATTATCGCGGAAGGGGTTAGCGTTATAGCCCGCCTCAGTCAGATTGACATCTTTGTAGGGCACCCCGGGCTGCTGCTCGTACCACCACATATCTCGCCACCAGACCTGCCAGGTGACCTGAAAATGCTCGTCCCTGTCAATGTCCGCGATGTTCTCAAGATCCTGCGCAATGGCCACCATGCAGTCAGGATGCTGCAGATTGCCCCTCGCCTGCGGGACATCGATGACCATGACGCGATAGGGCTCAAGGTTCGTCTTGATGAGGCGATCGTCGAACTCATCATACGTCACGCACTGGAAGGCTGTAGCGAAAAGCCCAGTCCACTTACAAAGATGCTTGCTGGCGAGGTCGTGCGCACATGCCTCGTACAACAGCTTCAGCGTGTTGGTGTACTCGACATCGACCTTGCCGTTGACGAGCACCTCGCGCTTCTCTGCCGGAGAGTCGTAGACGACTTGGCGATTGTCGATGATGACCTGGCAAAGATTCGTCATCACAGGCTTAACGCACGTCTCCTCGGTAGCATCTGGCAGCATGGCGCGCAGGTCTTGCCAGCCTGGGCCGCTATGCGCGAGATTCCACTGTCCGGGAGTGATATAGGTCTCTTCCATGCCTGCAATGCTGCCTGCATCGGTCTCGACCTGCGTCATCTCGTAGTAGGCTTTGCGTCGCTGCATCTCATAGCTATAGCTGGACTGCAGCCAGGTCGTGTAGTCCATAGTCCCTTCGCGCAGTTCGCGAAGTTCCGCATAGCCCGGAATCTGCTCATCGTTGATTTCCGATTCAGTGACCGGCTCGACGATGGTCCCAGTAAGCTGGGGACGCTTGAAAATCTTAGCGGCCATGCGCTGAATAGACTGCACCATTAGCTACCTCTCTTTCGACGATGAACCACTTTATCCGGGTCGTTTCGAGTTACCTTGCGGTACACATCATGCTCATAGTTCATCAGCACATAGTGTATCGCGTCGATAGAATGTTTCCACTCTTGCACGCTTTCTGATGTCGGGCGGTCAAGTTCTCGCCCCTCGTCGCTTCGAGACTTCTGCAAGGAGAAGTTCTTGATTGCATTGACCAAACCGCGCGAGCGTGTGTTCTTGGGCTTGAGCGTGCTATTGATGACAACGCGATTTGCTTTCAGCATCTCATCCAGAGCATCAAGGCGAGTTCGAAGCACCGCATTTCGACCTGGGACCGAGGCCACCCGTGGGCGAATGCCCAGCATCTTATGCACAATGCTTTCGTCTGTTTGCGGCCCGTTCGACTTGTGCTTTGTAGCGTCTTTCGGGTCCATGAAAATGCGGCGGATATTATGCGCCCCGTAGCCTTTGCTTTTGAGCATCTCACAAGCTGTCTGTGTTCCAAAACCTTGGATAACAATCTCATCTACGACATACCAAATCTTACGCTTTTCGCTGTAGTACATGATGACGATTTGCCCGCTGGCATATCCAGGGTCCCACCCGATGTCGAATCGAGCTCCTGGATGATTAGGCGGGATATTCATGGGCTGCAGATGCACATCCTCATCGAAAGAACGCGCAAATCGTTGGCCCGAAGCACCTTTAACCCATTGTCCCATGACCTGCATATCGATGTAGAAGTCAGACGCAGAAGCCATCGTCTGAAAGAATTGATCCGTGAGAAGCGGATTAGTAAGGCTCGAAGCTGTAAACACTTCGCAACCTGGCTTTACAATGTCATTGTCATAGAAGTCGTCGTAGATGAAATGTCCCTTCTCAGGCGTTCCAACGACTCGAATGCGTTGTGTGTTCGCGCGCGGATCACGACAGCGGTTCTGTGCGCGTTGCCAGATATCTTGGTTTCGGAGCATGGTGACCTCATCGATGTACAATCCGATGGAGTCCATGGCAACCGCATTGCCGGATTCGTGGAGGCCGTAGAAATAGAACGTTGTCCCGTTATCCATCTCTCGTCGGCGCTCGCTCGCGCTCGTAAACCAGCCATCCCCCTTGCGGCCTGTTCGTTTGGTAATCGTCCGCCCGATGCGCCTCTCAAAGTCGTCCACCTGTCCGTTAAAGCCTGGGATGAGGCGGGTAATTAGATAGCGATTATGAGGGGCTCCCATTAGGATCTTGAGCGGATTGCTCTTCCAGTCTAGGCTCCGATTCCACCATCCATCTTGTTCTACCGCCTGTTTGAGGGCTGCTTGAATCAGCACGTTGCTCTTGCCATATCCGGCCCCTGTAAAAAGTCCGGCTTTAGGGGCATCTGAGAAGATGAAATCTTCTTGGCACGGCCAGACTAGCAGGTCATTGATATCGCCCCAATCCCCTGCGATATCGTCTTCCTCAGAGCTGCTGCTCTGCTCGTCAGGCTCAATCATGATTCTACGCTCTCCACCGAGCGGTGCTGCTCAAATTGCGCCCAGTCTAGCTTGTTATCGCGAGCCACAGTCCTAGCCTCCTCAGTACGCCCGAGGATGAGCAGTCTGCGCACAAGAAGCGACGGACTGGTCTCTGTACGATGGAAGACAATGTTAGCAGGCTTGGGCTGGTCGAGGGCCTTCTCTTTGAACTTTTCAAGGGCTTCTAGTCGGGCAGCTTTAACATCCACGAGGGCCTTGTTCGCCTTTGTGGCCATCTCCAATCTGGAAGTGATATCCCGATCGCGAAGAACACTAATGTTGCTAGGACCATCGGTTGTGTCCCCCATCTCGACAATCTCAGCCGTGCTGTACTCTGACTGCGCGACGGCCTCTACCGCGCGCTTATACGCTAAGCGGGAGATGACTGTCTGACTACGAATGGTTTCCGCAAAATCCCCCAGTTCCTCGTCTTTGACGTCAAGAAGAAGTTGAATGGCTGCCGGAAGATTGCTTTCCCACCTAGAGGTCATGCTTGCATTATCCCATAAAACTTGATAGAATGCAAGAACCATGACCGAAGTTGACGATGCCGTAAAAAAGGTCCAGTGGCTTCTTGCGACCAACAACCCCGTCGCCTACAACGCCGAGGTCCCTTGCCCCTCAAGCGAAGCCCTTGGCATGCTCGGCTTGAGGGTCTACCGCCCCAAAGACGGTAAGATATGGACATGCGGTCCGGTGGACCTAGTTGAAGATATTGAACTTACACCGAATTGCTGCCTGTCCTCGCATAGGCGCTTCGTCAGTAAGAATCTCTCAGAAGCCCACAAACTCAGAGCTTCTCGAATCGATGCAATCGGAAGTTGCGCGCCCGCCGATAAATCCGTTCTGGAATGGTATCCTTGGCAGCATCCAACCAGTTGAGACCCCATGGGGTTCGCTTGATGCTCTCGACCTCGTTTTCAAAAGGCGACCAGTCGATCGGGATGTCCTTGTAAAACCGGATGGGGCCTTTTATCTGAGTCTCGGAGAAGTCCACGCCCGAGGACAGTGCTAGAGAAGGCTTCAATGGGTAGGCCATCTCATTGCTGATGCTCTTCTTGAGTTGAGCCAAGACATAGTCTGGGTCGTCGGACTCGAAGGGCAAGGACAGCAAGATAGGTGAATTGAGCGAGCGGAAGTGTTCTAGGAACTCGCTCTCATAGATGGGCATGCAGCGCCGCAAATGGTTGCTATAGCCGCCAGACAAGGCCCACCATGTCTCTGCCGCTCTGCGAATGGGGCCTGTCTTGGGCAAAGGGATAGCCATGTCCTCGCGCACAATCCAGAGCCTAGAGACGCCGGGGAAGCCTTCCCAGATGAGCCTATCTAGTTCGCGTAGACGCATCTCGCCTGTGTAGGCGTAGGTCACAATAAGGAAGGCGAAATCCCAGAAGCCCATACGGAAATAGGCGTCGCATAAATCCTCCACCTCGTGCCGCGCTGGTAGCTTAGTATCGTCTGAAATCTTGGGGAATCCTCGATTCCAGCGGGGGATATCGGCTACGGAAGACGCGGCACGAGGGGCAGGAGAGATGGGGATCCAGGCCTTATCAGGGTCGAGGATGCAGCGGTCAAGAACTGCCCGCAGTTCCTCGCGTTTGATATTAGGCCTGAATCCAACCCCGAACATAGAACCTCTTACAGTGTAAAAACTTTTACCTTAAGAGCCAAAAAGGCCGTTTGTGTAAAAGATTCTACTTCTTAAACGGGTCTCCGAAGAGAACCCATGCTGTCATCGCGACAAATACCATCGCAAATCCAATAGTTGCGCCGATAAGCCATTCAAGCATCTACTACCCCGAGGATGTCATCGATAGGCAAGCAGCGGAGCCCCTCTGCAAACTCGACAAACTCTGTTGCGCCCGCGCCTGTATGCGTGGGGAAACAAATGGTGTCTCCGACATGAAGGTCCTGGAAAGGGTATCCTCGCGGGAGGCCGATAATGGTCCCGTAGGACATCTGTCCCTGATCTAGGACTTGTTGGAGACCTTCATAAACATGAAGCCCGGCTTTATTTTTGTGCTCCGTGGTATCAAGCTGGACCAATACCCAGCCTGGTGCGGGTAGCATATCGGGAACGTCGATTTCGTCTTCTGCCTGTCCAATTGCGCTTACCTCGTCATAGCGAAGCTGAATGAACTTGCTGCCTTTGACCTGATCGACACCAGAGACCGCACGAATGGCCACGGTTGTTCCGACATCGATGCGCTGCTCCGCAAAGGTCGTCTTCCAGTCTTTCTTCTTGTCAAACCAGCGAGTAGCCCACTTGTCCGGCTCATCCCCCAGGACAAGTACAGTAACCAGCAGTGCTTTGTAGTTCTCGGCTTCTCTCGTGTCATTGGATACGACGACGAGCCCACTAGCAGTCTGCTGGCTGACGGCTATCTGTCCATAGCCCTCAAGTTCGATGTGCTTGTTCTTGGTATGCTTGAGGCCGATAAGATGGCCGGGGAGAGGGCGCACCTTATCTTCCTCAAGCATCGCCTCCAAGTAGGCATCCGCGTCCATTATTCTTCCTCACCCTCGTCGCCCGCCTCGTGCTTGATGGTCGGGAACCACTGCGAGGTATCGACTTCCCCGCGCATGGGGATCGGGTCAAGATTGCGGCCCTTGGCAGCGGTGCGGACATCCACCAGCATCCCAGGATCTCGACGCAGCCTATCGAGCGTGCGATTTGAGGCACGTCGGATGTTAACCGAATTGCCCTTGACGCGCGCAATGAAGACGACACCCTCGTCTGTTGCGAAGTAGATGCCCTTGAGCTGCTTAACGGCAGCACCAAGGATATTGGTGCTCTCTCGACGGACGCGGTCTACGAGATCAAGCGCCTCTCGCTCCTTGTCGAACTGGTCAAGAACACGAATGAACAGGTCTTTTGCATGCTGGTGTGTGATCAAAGCCATATGGCCTCCTTGTCGACAGTATGGCGGAAGATTGAGTTTTGATCAAGGCAAAAGTGCTTCAAAGTGAACAAATCCGCATTCGACCATATTACGATACGAGCGCCAGCCGTTGAAATTGGCGATGCGTCCGTAGTCGGATACCGCGCAGTGTTCCAGTGGTGACAAATGCGGAGGATCTGCTTTGCTCAAACGGTCGTGCAGTTCTTTATCTTTCTCAATATCTCGCGTTCCCTCGAACGTGAGATAGCTAACCCTTGCGCAGCGTGCTGAGGAGACTTGGAACTGTACCCTCACTGGAAGTTCTTGCTTCTCCTCCAGCGTCACAAAAGGCATATGCAGGGATGTCTCCTCCGGTACAGAAGCCTCATAGACCTCCTTAATGGCTTGAGCCAGCCAGCAAATTTCTTCCTGCGCGTCAGGATGTGCGCGCAGTGCGAAGAAGGCCTTCCAGGCGTCATCGGTGCCTGTGTAGATTGCGGTGATGGTTCTAAAGGGCTCGAGATAGCGGTTGGCCCACTGCTTATGCACCCCAATCTTATTCAGGGCCTGCACTGCTGCCATAGTCTGATCATGCAGATCCTGCAGCACCTTCTGGGCCTTCTGCGCATCCTCCGCTGTCAAGGGCTCCGCAGGCTGCATACCCTTCTGATTGTAGCGCAAATCGGTCGGAATGACCGGGGGCTCTTGCAGCATCTTATTGACGGGCATCGCCCGACTGGACTGCGCGTTTCGCGACAGCATGCGATGGGTCATCATCTGCGCATGGATGAAGCGCGGATAGGTAAGCGCAAAGGTAGAGATCCGTGTGCCAAAGGAACTAGAGTCCGCGACGAGATGCACTTTGAAAGGCATGCCGCCCTTAGTGAAGGCCTTATTCATTGTCGATCCTTTTGTACCAGGCTTCCAGTTCTTCTGCGACGCGGCACAAGAACTCTTCGATATCGTCGAGTTGATAGACCCCAAATGTATTGACCATCGCTTCCTTGGGGTCAGGATGGATGCGATAGGTCAGTTCTGAAGTCTTAGTATACTCAAGAGCCACAGAGCGCCCCGTGTCTTTGTCTCGGATGAGAATCTCAAACATGGTGACCAAACAGGCGAAGCATTCGAGCGGTCTCAATGGCCCAGGATGGATTGTTCTCGTGTACGTCCTTGATACAGTTGAGCATCATGCGCATATCCTTGTCCGGGATGCCGAACATAGCTTCTTTGAGTTCTTCGTAGCGAAGCAAATCCGATGTGATACTGTTATCCCAGGGGATAAACGTGCGCCACTCTGCAAGAAAGGCCAGCTGGTCTGCTTTGGCAACCGGCCCCCAGATAGCATCAGAGTCCAACTCTGGCCAAAGTACATCAGCCACCTTCAAATACTCGAAGATCGCGGTATCGAACTGCGCCTTGAGTACCTTTAGGTTGCTATCGGCCAGCGCACGAACGGCGGGCAAGGGCATATCGCCAACGAACGCCTCGTGCGCATCATGCAACAATCCTGCCAACTGAACTGGCAGCGGATGCTGCTGCTTAGCGAGGTAGCGGCTAACCGCGATGCTATGTTCGGCAACAGACCAAGACATACGGCCAAGAGACCTGTTCTGCTCGTGCAAGCTGTGGCCGATATCCTCCAGCAGTTCTTTGCTAGATCCGAAGCGAAGCTCCACGGGCTTGAAAAGCACGAGGCCGCCGCGCGCCTTCATCCAAGGGCGAGGTGTCATCGGATTACTCCTAGGTCAGGCGTGTTATTGTCGACGCCGGGGTACACACCAAAGAAGGCTATGATCTGCCCCTGCAGCGGCGAGTTGGCGGGCTCCAATTCTTGATTCAGGAATTTGATACGCTTATGCAGGAAGCAGACTTGGCGCGCATGTCTTAGCACCTTCTGACAAGCTGCTGTCTCAGTGCAGTTATTCATGAGAAGAGCGGCGCTCTTGACCCTGAATGCACTGCGCTCAAGCAGCAGCTTATCAATGAACTGGGCAAGCAATCCCCTGCTGTAAGGCGGGTTGAGCCAAAGCCGCTCCGCCTCCCAGGGCAGCGCGAGCCCGTTCATTTCTTTGGTGTAAAAACGGGAGGCCCCGACGACTCGATTAGCCTGCTCGGAACTAGCAGGGTCGAGGTCGAAGGGGCCGCCCAACATGCCGCGAGCAAACTGCAGGATATGGTCGGGTGTGTACCACTCCATGTTACCAGTGTTGTGCGCGACGTGTGTCATGGTCAGAACCGTAGGGTGAAATAGGTAGGAACAATGAGCATAACAGCAGTAACAAGAGCAAAAGTATCCATCTCAGCGGGTCTCCAGCTTGTAGCCGTAATCAGTAAGCACGGGCCATAGATATGGCAAGTCATTGGATTCGGTCCAGGCGTACTGGCCGTAGAACTGCGCATCCTTGCGCAAAAGGTTAGAACGATGGCTGGCATGCACGCGCTCATCGCCGAGCCAGGGCGGCAGAACAACAGGCGCGTTGAGGCGCTCCTCAAAGTAACTGAGCAGGCTATCTTTGTAACCGCGCTGTAACCAAATCTGGCAGCTAAGGGCGCCGTACATCGCGAGCGCGGTCTCGTACCCGCGCCACATCTTGGCTGCGGGATGATTGACCCAGCCCTTGGTCTCGCCGTTGAGGGCCATGAGCAGCTGCTTGGTCTCCACACGCTGCTTGCCCAGACGACGATAGTCGAGGGTTGCGAGCGAATCTTTGAAATCAGAGTAGGGAAGAAATGTTTGCATAGTTATTTATATCCATCTTTGGCCCAGCCGCTACCTGCGAGCTGGAAGTTCGATGCGCTGACCTTGCGCTTGTGCTCACAGAATGTCAAGGGGTCTCCGTTGCAATTGTGCATGACATGCGGCGGATGGTTGTCCTTGATGGACATCTTGCGCTCGCACACCTGCTTACAGTCCGCGCACTGGTACTCGTAGATAGGCATCACAGTTCCTTTTGTAGAAGTTCAAGGTGTTTGATTGCGGCCACCTTGGCATGGTTGATCGCGTCTTCCCAGGTATCGCCGTCGGCGAAGCCAAGGTCTTTGACAAGCTGGTGTTCGAGTTTGAGATCCACAGCTGCGCCCCAGCCGTCGCGGTCGACCCACCTCCACACAGTGTATGTGAAGTGATCTGTACGCTTGACGGCCATGTTGTTGTGGTTGAACCAGCGCCAGTCGTGTAGTGCTTCAGTCATGGACAAGTTCCTTAAGCAAACGCTCCGCGAGTTGCGCTCGCACGGTACAGAGTTCTAGTTTAAGTGTCGCGAAGGTATCAATCAATGTCTTAGCCATATGAGCAGACATCTGTATCACGTCCCCTTTGTAATCAGCGAGGCCGATAGAGATGCCAGGGTCAAAGCTATAGGTTTGATATCCCGGCAGTAACTTGACTAGTTCATCGCCGAGCGTCGTCCAGGCCGCTGCGTACTCTTCAGGGTCTGTCGTTGTGACGCCCGATGGTAGCTTGTAGAGTCTCATGTGTTCTCCCTTATTCATTGTTCGTCACCGTATAGTAAACGCGGTCGTCTAAGATATCTTCGCCGAAGTTATACGGCCCCGCAAAATGAATCTTGAATCCGGGGTCCAGGGGCAGCAGCTGTTCCAGCTTATACTGCGCCGCGCCGTGATCCGCTACCACCCACATGCCATGCGTGGTGCGATCGCTATCCTCCAGTATTACTAGGTAGAAGGTCATGTGCGCACAATCACCCTTGTATTGATATCATAAAGTCTATAAGTAGACTCGATCTTATCGATGATGCTCTTGAGGATGTCCTCCAGCTGTTTTGTGTGCTCTTTGGACTCGGCAAATAGAAGGCGAGCATCGTCTAAGATATTCATGACTTTTCGCCCTTCTAGCAAGACACCTGCATGTACTACCATGACCCCGTACTCCGCCAGGGCCTCTTCTATGAATG